GTGGCCGGGGTGTTCAAGTCTGACCTGCTGCGAGTGATGAAGGCACAAGGCATCAACAACCGGCAATACATTCACCAGCGGCTGCTGATCAACCTCATCGCCGCCGACTTCGAGACACAGGCCCGGATGCTGCGGAGCGCCACGACACCATTTGTCATTACCGAAGAAGTGTCACGCGAATTCCGTACCGAAAGCCTGCGCGAGCTACGTAAAGATCCGGGCGACGAGATCATTTCGCCGACATAGCCAAATTTAAAAATGACCAATCTGGCGGATTAATTAGTATCGCTGGTATCTGAGTAAATCCAGCAGCTAAGGATAGGTTGAATCGATGGTAACCGTCGCGCAGCAAGTAAATGTAATCCCCATTTATTTCAGCCAAACGCGACACTTCAACTGGCAGCACGAAGCTTTGTGATGCAAACATTTTTGCTGTGCGCTGGCTTGTATCCTCGCGCAGAGGCTTAACTGCTTCCGCCCTATTTACAGGCCTGACTGCGCTAATCAAAACCAGAAATACGCCATCGATCGTTTCGTCAAACAGGTAATGGCTGCTCGTCTGGCTGGAGCGGTCGAACCCAGCCTTCTTCAAAATGTTTTGCCCCTGGTCAATAACGTCCATCCGCCCCCCCCAGATACAGAACCCCAATAATAGCTCGCTGCATCCGGTCACGGAGGGGGGTGCCTGACCTAGTTTTTGCGTGTGCTGGCATTCAGGCTCGCCGGAAAGTCGCTACGCGCTCCGTTAGTACAAGGGGAATCGGGAGGCATAACACAGCGCGATGGTGTTGGGGCGGGCGCTGCTGGCGTGACGGCCAAGGCCGACCTCGCGGATTCAAACCGCAAAGCCACCGAAATCGAGACGAAAAGCAATTGGGAGTTGATGGCGAACAACAAGCTGATCAGCGAGTTGTGCGTAAAACTCAAAGAGTTGACTGATACTGATCCGCTGACCGGGAGAAAGTCGAATCAGCGGCTCACTTCGCGAACGTAAGCCTGGCATACAGCCAGTGCAATTAATCCTTGGTCTCCGTCGTTGGTGATACCGATAATTTGGCTGGTAATTTCTATGAACGCGACTAGGACTTACAAGAAACAATCAAACTTCGCTTCATAATCGAACTTCCATAAATGCCTGACTGATTTGCAGAGGCAACACTGCCCTGCTCTCCAGTTTGAGACAAGATGTCGTAGCCATGGCTGCCACAAATCTCTCCAGCTTTTTCAAAGCAGCTCTCCCAGCTAAAAGCTGTACCTGAGCAATTTATGGAGTAACCAACACTAACGTCCGGCATGTATGTTTTGAAAGCTGTTGTGCAGCCCGAGAGCGGGATGAGTGCAATGAGTCCTAACGATAGTGGCCGCATAACGATCCTTCAATGAAAGCCAGAGTTCTGCAGAATAGTAGAATTGAACGACTGGATCGCGCAACGCACCACTCTATTTCGTTGAGATAACTTCACTCACTCCTCTTGCGTAAGCTTGGCACGCCTGTAAAGCAATCAATCCCCGGTCACCTGTGTCGGTGATGGCGATAATTCGTTGAGCATGCGCTGGGTCAAGTCGGGCGCGCGCTCCTCCATGAACCACGCTGCTGGCGGCGGTACCAGAGCCTACGAGCAGCTTGTTCAGGTCTTCCGTTTTCTTTCTATCCCTCGCCAGGATGTGTACATCCGTCGATTTCGGAGCTGTGTGCAAAGCCTCCCAGTGGCAATGCTTGCAACCACGAGTAATCACAGAGCCGTCGAACTGCTCAATCTCGGAACTGCTTACCGAGCCATGCAACGGACACTCGAGATCAAAAAAGCGGACACGAGGCTGTCTGCAAAAATTAGAAATTCGCGCCACTCGTCACCTCCGGATACATCTCTTGCGTATGGTTCGGCAGACCGTGAAAGGCTGGGCTGGAGCTGGCACCAGTCGGCATAAGTACGTCCTGCAACCGCTCACCGTTCAGCCAGGTGGCCGCATTCGGAATGTAGCGCCCGCCGTCCTTGGTCCAGTCCTCGGAAATGCAGTGGCTGCTCAAGGCGGCGATCAGCGTCTGATGCAAAATGTCGTTCGGTCTCAGCTTCGCCCAAGCTTTGGCAGCGTCCTTGCGACCCTTTTTCTTCGGGTACCCGCTTTCATGGGAGGAGCAATCGATTCTGTTCTCCGAACTGCCAGCGCATCTGCAGATCATGGCGATGTTCAAGGTCAACACCGGCTGCCGAGAGCAGGAGGTGTGCAAGCTTCAGTGGGATTGGGAAATTGCGGTCCCGGAACTGGGAACCAGTGTGTTTCTGATCCCGGCCGGCTTTGGAGGCAGGAGCGAACGATCCGGCGTGAAGAATCGGGACGAGCGCTTGGTGATATTGAACAGCGTGGCCAAGTCGATCATCGAAAAGCGGCGCGGGCAGCACAAGCATTTCGTCTTGCCTTTCGGGATGCCGGGTGAGAATGGGAATCCGACCATGATTCACCGGATGAACGACTCGGCTTGGAAGCGAGCAAGGATCAGGGCGACCAAGAAGTAGCTCGAAAAACATCTTCGAGCACCGCACGAAGGGTTCACCAGGATCCGGGGTCACGACTTGAAGCACACCTTTGGCAGAAGGTTGCGTGCAGCAGGCGTTACAGAAGAGGATCGAATGGCATTGTTCGGGCACAAGAACGGCAGCATCACCAGTCACTACTCAGCCGCAGAGCTGGACCAACTGATTGAGGCCGCGAATAAGGTATCAGTAACCGCCCACCTTCATCAATTCCCAGAATCGGTTGTTATCGAGCGCTGGCGAACTGAACACGGCCGTGGAACTCGGCGCCGGAGACGTGACCGGCAAGTGTTCTAACTTGAGATGATGGTAGCGGCATGGTCAAATAAGCGATGGCCTTTTGCCATGGAGATCTCAGTTGAAGCAGCACCGCGGATTAATCATTTTTTTTTTGCAATGACTTTACTCTTTGCCCTGGTCCAAGTCTGGCACAAGAAAGCGGCTCCAGAGGAGAAGAAGCAAGAACTGGAACGGCAGTATGAGGGGATTGCGCACTTGATGAATGCCGTCCCACCACAAATGCCGGACGACTCGATCCGCCTTGATCACATAACATACGGTGACAGAGTCCTTCATATCCCGTTCACCCTCACGAAAGTGACGAAAAGCGAAATTGATGTTGATGCGTTCACCGTTGAGAGAAAAGAGCTACTAGTCACCGCCAGTTGTGGTGAAAAGGGTCTAGGCCCTTTTGTTAAATCAGGTCTGGTCCTCAACTACACCTTCAACGATTCAAGAAACTCACCGATAGCCGACTTTCAGATAGGCAATTCCGACTGCCTCTAAAGGTCAGCACCTGAGCCCGCCTCTCTCGCGGGCTTTTTTATGCGTGCCATACCCGCTGCTGGATCCGCGCAACTCGTAACCCCTCTCGACAAAATCCGCATGCACTCCCCTCAGCGCGCTTGTAGCCGCAGCTGAGTCCGACGACGTCACCGTGGATGCGCCACCGGTTGAAGACATTGTCGAGGTTGTAGCCCTGGGCTTCGACGTGGAGCTCGACACTGCTCGCGCCTGGCTTCGCGCCATCCGCTTCAAACCACCCTTTCCATCTGAAGGTCGACCTACCCGTCGGCCACGGAGAGCGCAATGACCGATTCAGACACCCAAGCACAAACCGGCCTCGCCACGTATCACGATCCATCGCACAACGCTGCAGCGCTCATCCTCAACCCTGGCACCATGAAGTCAATGAGCGACCTCGCGCCGATGATGTCGAAGGGCGTGACAACAGGTCGAACAGCACCTAGCAGCCGGAGGGCGCTTCTCTAGACCCGAGCCCGCTCAAATCAATCCACCGCCTGCTGAGCGCTCCACAAACATCGATCCTGAAACCGTCCTCAAGCGCCGCCGCCCCGCCATCACTGCGGCTGAGCGCAAGGCACTGCGGAAACTCGCGGAGGCATTATGAGCAAGCGCAAGGCAAACAACGGCTTGGCTCGCGCCGAACGCAGCTGCCGGGCATTGCTCAGGACGAATCATGTCGCCGTCGTGAACATCGACCCCAGCGGTGCGCAGATCATGGCGAACTGGAAGAACTACCGGCAGATCCGGAGCTTGGCGATCGCCAATGCTCTGTTCGACTTCTCCTATCGCTGGACGATTTACCTCAGCGCCATGTGTCGAGACGAGCGCGACGTTGAGTACATCAAGTCGGTGGAGATATCGCCGGAGGGCATCTACAAGGTGGAGCGCCTGACGGATGCCATCGAGCATTACTACCTGGAGCTGCGGAACAGCTGCAATCAAAACCACTTGGTTGCGTCTGGATGGATCGCGGTTCCTACGGAGGTATCACTTTAAGAGGCGCAGGCCGCAAATTTGTTTTATGCGGCCGGGGCCTGGCATCAGGTGAAGGTCGCTGCATGAGACGAATCAGCAACCAGGTGCGCCAGCGCCGACGACAGACATGGCTGGATATACCGGCCCACGGAATTGAAGAGGCAGGCAATGGCCAAGAGCAACGCGGAACGCTCAGCGAAAGCTGCAGCGAAGAAGAAGAGTTGCGGATGCATGCGTTGGCTGGCACACGACAAGTGCTGGCTGACCTGATGGCCTGGCACCAGATCGAGGAACAGGGCGAAGCAATGACCCTGGCCCTACATCATCTGCACGCACTTGGACCGGTTGGATCAGCGCCTTTCTTCTCGCCGCCGCGACACGAAATCACTATCAGCGAAAACGTATCGCGGAAACTGAAAAAGCTCGGCATAGCTGAGAGAGATCCTGATGAAGACGAATAGCGTCCGGAGCTTCTTCGCTGTTAGCACTTGTGATTAACGAACTCAGACATGGGATGTTTCTCAATCGCCCACCTCGCGAGCTCGCCTAATTGTCCACCTTCATCTTTGAAAATATGCGCGGTTCGGGGTGAAATCACAGGGCTTCCCACCAGAGGGCCTTTAAATTTTATTAATTCATATCGGAATGCGTAGTCCCAATTTGCGATTGCAGCCAAGCTGAGCTCTATATCGGTACTCTTAACCAAGTCCCATACCAGTCGCTGATTTTCGATACTCATACGCTCGCCGATGTACACCGCTTTGATACATTCGCGAGGAAGATCCATAGTCACAATAGGAAAGTTCGAGGTCTCGCTATCAGCAACGTTGCAGTCAGATAAGGACCGGACTAGTCTTACTTCTCGCTCATAACTCCAGACGTTTGACTTAACGCACAGGTCTGATATCGGCACATGACGGTCAAAAAATCTTCAATATTAAATACCGGCCTACGTTTCTGGTATTTAACTGGGTTTAATCCAGTAAAGAAATCGTGCGACTCATCAAACTCTATGATTGCGCCGGCGTAATCCTGGGCGTAATGCCCCCACATCAAAAGACTATCCGGATTTCTACTCAAGCAGAGAATACCCAAACTTCGATTCAAAGAACTGACGATTTTACGGGCCTGAATGTCACTACGATGCTCCTCAGGACCAGGGATGTGGCTTCGATCAATACCCTTCCGTCTAGGGCTGGTTACACAAAATGAAAAACCGCGTTCCTTCTCTTCAATATCAGCAGGAATAATAAATTGAGGAAGTAGCTCGAAAGGGTCATTGAACGCGCCGGGCTGTGTGAACTTGATGCTGCCTTTGAGAATTCTCAACGCTGTCCCGGCGGTGACATATTTGTACAAAGCCACTTGCAACACTCCTTGATCCGACCCCATGTCGGTCCCCCCGTAATACCCCAACCCAAACCAAATTGCCACCACCGGTCACGGAGGGCGGCAACCGCGGCGCTCGGACGATTCGCCGGCCAGATGGAACAACGGTAAGCATCGACACCGAACGAGGCCGCTACACTGGTGAAGTGGAAGCAGCCCGACAAGAGATGGCAATCCTGCCGCACGGTGAAAGCGAGTGCCAGGCGGTGCAGCTCGACATCTTCGCCTGATCCGCTCTCAGATTAAGCGTCAGGATCAGGCCCTAGAATACGGTCGATGTCTGCCTTAGCCAGCTCTATGCCGTGGTCTCTTGCCTGCTCGAATGAGCTGTATTTCGCTTTTTCACGAGAGGCAATAACAGGACTGTCTGCGCTATCAACAGTAACTCTCAGGCCTTTTGGTACCGGATCGTCGTCAGCGCCCCACTGAAAATCAACTTTCGCCTTAACGCCGCGATGCTCGCAGTCAATTGGCCACGGCCGATCTACCAAAACCATTTCACTCTCCTTCCGTCTCCGTGCCGGGCCGAACACAAATACCCCAACCCTAACCAAATTGCCACCACCGCTCACGGAGGTCGGCGCCTGCATCGCTGACCCCACCACAGGTTCAAGTGAACATCAGCTGAGTAGGAGCTTTTCCTCAATTCGACGCTCTAGCTTCGACAACAGTCTTTCCAGATGCGTTATGGCGTCACTATAGTTTTCGCATTTATTTTTTTCGAACCAAGACCAATGAGTTCGTATGGATTTTTCCGATCTTGCCGCTACCTGAGAATCTAAGTGATAGGTGCGCGACCAAAGAATATAACTTTTTGCAACTAATGAGCATCGATCAGAAAACATGTAGACGAAGGTGGATTCAATGTCGAAATTAAGGCGCCAGGCCGATTGACATTCGAGCAAAAGGTCCTTCAGCACTAGCGCTGCATTATCGCTTTCATCGATAGAGGCCTGGATTGTCTCGTTAACGGCGTCGGATAGTTCGGGTGTGGGCTTTTCATCGCCATGTAATTGCTCGACTGAAAATTCCGCCCAACCCCATGTAGTCATGATTTTGTCCTTGTAGCGATACAGAGCCGTCACCACCTTTCTTGCTAATTCAAGATCTGCAGACGCATTGACCTGATGCTTCCAAGTATTAATGTTCGCCGCCGCCACGCACACGGCAACAACGGTTGCTAGCGCACCAAGGACTTCAAAAAGATCGTGCACGCTATCGATGACGAAGAAACTTGTTTTCAATGGCACTTGAGCCCATACAGCGCCGCATCCGAACAATAAAAAACAACCCAGCCACACCACCCAATCACGCCTCATAACCCACTCCCCTGTAGATCCCGGAACTATACCGGCGAGGATCTCCTATGTCCGCACAACAGAAGAAACACCCCTTCGATTTCAAAACTCAATACGGACTCGGCTTCAGCACTCAGGACGATGAGATCGTTGTCGACTTCTTCTGTGGTGGCGGCGGCGCCGGTACCGGGTTGGAGATGGGCCTGGGCCGCGCGGTAAATGTCGCGAAGAACCACAGCCCTCAGGCGATTAGCATGCACACCGTGAATCACCCGGGCGCCGTGCACTACACCACCGACGTTTTCGATGGTGATCCGGACACCGAGTGCGGCGGCAAGGCCGTTGGCTGGTTCCACATGTCACCGGACTGCACGCACCATAGTCAGGCCGCCGGCGGCCAGCCGCGCAAGCGTGAGATTCGTAATCTGTCATGGATAGGCCTCAAGTGGGCCGGCAAGAAGAAGCCCCGCGTCATCAGCCTGGAGAACGTGAAACAGATCCTCCAGTGGGGGCCGCTGATTGCCAAGCGCTGCAAGGCTACTGGCCGAGTAATGAAGCTGGGCGGCGTCATTGCTGAGCCGGGTGAAGTCGTCCCGGTCCACCAGCAGTTCTTAGTGCCCGACCCGAAGCGGCGCGGCCAGACCTGGGCAACCTTTGTCTCCGAGCTGCAGCACTTGGGATATGTCGTCGAGTGGCGCGTCCTGAAGGCCTGCGACTTCGGCGCCCCCACCAGCCGAGAACGCCTATTCATGATCGCCAGGTGCGACGGCGAGCCGGTTGTCTGGCCAGCCCCGACGCACGCTAAACACCCAGTAAAGGGCCAGCAGAAGTGGCGCACCGCCGCCGAGTGCGTCGACTGGACCATCCCGAGCAAAAGCATCTTCGACCGGTCAAAGCCGCTGGCACCCGCGACCCTGCGGCGAATCGCTAAGGGCATGAAGAAGTTCGTCATCGATGCGGCTGACCCGTTCATCGTACCGATTGCGAACTGGTCCGGGGAAAGCGTGCAGTCAGCGCACGACCCGCTGCGCACCGTTACCTCCTGGCCCCGTGGTGGTTCGTTCGCCATGGCCAGCCCAATCATCGCGCCAGCCACGCACCAGGTCAGCGATCGTATCAACGACCCACACGCCCCTCTGCCGACGGTCACCTGCGCCAACCGAGGCGAACTGACTTTGATCAGCCCTACCTTGATTCAAACCGGTTACGGCGAACGCGCAGGACAAGAGCCGCGAGTGCCTGGGCTTGATCAGCCGCTGGGCACGGTAGTCGCTGGAGGCGTGAAGCACGCACTTGCTGCTGCGCACCTGGTGAAATTTCGGTTTGCTGATGAAGGCAAGGCTCTCGCCGAGCCGCTGCCAACCATCACCAGCGGCGGCAACTACCAGCGCCCTGCCGGTGCTGCCCACGCAATGGGCATCTCGACGGTATTCATGGCCCAGATGAACGGCGGCTTCAACACCACCGACGCCAAGAGCATTGAAGACCCGATGACCACGGTGACCAATACCGGCAGCCAGCAGCAACTGGTGACCGCCAACCTGGTGCACCTGCGCGGCAACTGCGATGCGCGGGACACTGCCGATCCGCTGCACACCATCAGCGCCGGCGGCACCCACCACGGACTGGTCACCGCATTCATGGAGCGTCAGTTCGGCGCCAGCGTTGGCCAGGCGGTGGATGAGCCAGCACCGACCATCACAGCAGGCGGTGGTGGAAAGAGCTCATTGGTTGAGTTCCAGCTTTCGCCGGAGGTTGAAGCCGGTGCACTGCGTGTCGCCGCATTCCTGATCAGCTACTACGGCACCGAGAACATGAGCGCCGCCGACGCACCAGCGCCAACGATCACTACCAAGGATCGACTCGGCCTGATCACCGTCACCATCAAGGGCACGCCCTATGTGATCGTCGACATCTGCCTGCGGATGCTGCAACCGGCCGAGCTGTACAAGGCTCAGGGCTTCCCAACCGACTACATCATCAGCCACGGCGCCGACGGCAAGCCGTTCACCAAGACTCAGCAGGTCCACATGTGCGGCAACAGCGTCAGCCTGCCCCCGATGGCTGCACTCGCTCGCGCCAACGATCCATGGCGAGCAGTCGAAGCCCAGGCAGTCGCGGCGTAATTTAAGCCCAGATAGCATTCGTAGTTTTTATGACCGGCGCTTGAACGCCCTTCAGACGTTCGGTTGTAAGCCACAGCCTCGTACGGTCAACTTCAAACTTTCTAGGAGTTGAAGCCTGCTCGGCGAGCAGTGACCCACTTAAAACATACGTTCCGCAGCCCTCGCAGCAGTAAGTATTCCCGTCGTGCACCGTTTCTAGGGGCTGAACACTCTGACCACAGATATGACAGTTCATCAAAATCTCCTTTTCTGAGCTGGTAACTGTAGCCGATCCCTCAACACCCTCCACCGCCCGGGCATGACCCGGCATAGGACGCCCCATGCCCACAGAAAACAAATCCCCTCGATATCGAAAACAAGGAGCTTGTATGAGCGAATGGACGAACGACATGAGTGACAAGGCCATGCACGCTTTGATGGAGCGTTGCGGGATGCTCCAGAACATGACGCTGCTCGGGGAGCTGAAGAAGCCGAGAATGCCATGCACCAGGCGTTCAAGCCTGAATGGGGCGGTCCGAATGACCCGGATGTACTCAAGCGTAAGAACGAAGAGTTGCAGCAGCGCCTGAACGCAGCGGATCAGCGAATTGATGAGCTGACTGCGTCGCGTCCTTAGACGAGAACCGACAAAAACCGAACGTTAAACGCAGCAATTATCAGCGCATTCACTAAGCCGGGCAGCCGCGTAAGCCCGAGAACCACATAAAGGATTGGACTGATCGAGCCGAATATCAGTTCTACGAATACGTCCGATGCCTGCTCGTCAAACACCGAAAAGGCCGCAATTACGGCCCATATCGTCAAAAAGACATACATCGTCACGCCGTCGACTCGATAGAAGGCCCGCTTGAACGCGTATCCCACGGTGTCCGTGTCGTTAAACATCTGAGTATCCCTACGTCGGTCGATTCGCTCGAGAGTAGCTGAATCGCAGCGTGAACCTCTACTCCCTCCCCCTTCAAAGTCAGCCGCTGTAGCGCAGACCAAGGATCACTGGACAAAGGTTGAGGAGCGGTATTTGACGCGAGCATTCAAGGAGGCCAGGGAAGCGGCGAACTGCTAGGCGGGATGGAAGGAAGAAGAGATGCCGGGCTTCCACGAAGTGCGAGCGCTGTCGCTGCACCTGTACAAGAAAGCCGGAAAGGATGGTCAGAAAATAGCTGGCCATGCGAGCGAGGGCATGACCAGAAACTACCAGCGGGACCACGAGGAAATCGTCTGGTCCGAAGCAATTCCGGACCTGAATATCAGCGAAATCACCGGGTAGTTTTGCGCCAGTTTTGCGCGGGTTTTGCGCAGGCACAAAAAAGCCGATCTAGTTGATCGGCTTAAGTGTCTGATTTTACTCAGGAATAATGGTCGGGACGGAGTGATTCGAACACTCGACCCCTAGCACCCCATCTCCTTTTTCATACTTCTTGAAAGACTCCAAAATTTTACTCTGGATTTTTCTAAGCTAGTATTTACTTGAGCTCCAGCGGTGTTCGGCTCTACGAGAGTCCAGGAACGTCCATCAAGAGCCGACGTTTTTGTGGGGGTAAAAGTAGGGGGAGTCTATTTCATGGCTAAAATTACCATCAAAGAACTCGAGTCGCTGACCGCCAATGATGCAGGCCGAATCCTCAGGGAGGATGGCAATCTCGCCGGTCGAATCTCAGTCCGCAAGGACGGTGTGTCGGTCAGCTTTTTCTATCGTTACCGGTGGGGCGACCAGAACAAAGAGTACGCCTGCGGAACCTGGCCGCGCAAATCTCTGACAGACATCCGCAAGGCGCGTAATCAGGCCAGAGCGCTCATTGACGAGCAGATCAATCCCAACGAACACAAGAAAACCGCCAAGGCACAGGCATACGCCGCGGCTAACGTAGAGACCGAACAAGTAAAAACGACAAAGGTGCAAACGCTGACCGTCCAGGATCTGGCCAAGGCCTGGCTGTTGGATGGCGTCGCGCGTAAAGACGGCAATGCCGAGTTGCAACGACGCTTTAACAAGGACCTTTTTCCGGCACTCGGTAAGACCGCAGTGAGCAGCGTCTCCGAACACGATGTTCGGGCGCTGATCCGTTCCGTGGTCAACCGCGGCGCTCACCGGCAAGCCATCAGCTTCTTCGCGGACCTCACTCAGATGTTCAGTTGGGCCAGAAAGCGCCAGCCCTGGCGGGCCTTATTGGTCGAGGGCGACCCGACTGAACTGGTCGACATCTCCCCATTGATCCCTGCCGACTACGAAGCGGAAAGAAGCCGCATCCTTTCCCCGGCGGAGTTGTTGGAATTGCACAACCGCTTCCAGCAAATGACCGTCGATTACAACGCCCTCCCCGTCGGACAAAAGTACGAAGGCATTCGGCCGTTAAAGAAAGAAACTCAACTCGCGCTCTGGATAAGCCTGGGCACCTTGTGCCGGATTGGCGAGTTGCTGCAGGCCGAATGGAAAAATGTCGATCTGGACCAGCAGACCTGGTTCCTCCCCAGTGAAAACGTCAAGGGCACCCGGGGCAAGAAGCAGGACCACCATGTCTTCCTCTCCCCCTTTGCCCTGCATTTCTTTCAGGAACTCAAAACCCTGACGGGAGACTCCCAATGGTGCTTTCCGAACAAGCAGGATGATGGGCATGTGGACGTGAAAGTGGTGAGCAAACAGGTCGGCGATCGCCAGGCCCGGTTCAAAAACCGCAAGGCCCTCTCCAGACGGTGCCATGACGATACCCTGGTCCTTGCCGACGGCCAAAACGGCGACTGGACGCCGCATGACCTGCGCCGCACGGGCGCGACCATGATGCAGGCTTTGGGTGTCAGCCTGGACGTCATCGATCGCTGCCAAAATCATGTACTGGCCGGCTCTCGAGTGAGGCGCCACTACCTGCATCACGACTATGCCGAAGAGAAGAAGTGTGCCTGGAACCTGTTGGGCGATCGACTCAGTGCCGTTCTTTCCTCAACCTACGAGCACCCACCGACCGAGTCGATGCTGTCTTTTCCAGCGTACGCCGCCACTGGTTCTCTACATCCTTCATAA